AGCCGGAGCAAGGGAAGAAGAGAAGATTACCGTTGATCTTCGACTTCAAATACAAGCCTAATACGCCGTTTACCGTCACGCGCTTATCTGCTGTTGCAGAGTCTATGACGGTGCCGTTAGCGTAGATGAAGTCGCAGTTATCAAACAGCTCTTGATACTCTGCCGTTGTCGGCATGCGCCAAGGAGCACCCAGATTCACACGGGCAGCGTCCTGAGAAGGAGCGAGGCTTGCCGTGATGCCACAGCCAGGAGTCTGACCGTAGATCGAATCGGGCTTATAGCCGTTCTCGGCCTGATTCTTCGAGTTGTCCCATGTACCGAAGTCGTGGTTGAAACTGCTATTGTCTTTCGGGTTGAACATCTGAGTGTTACCCCAAGAGACAAACGAGCACTCATACTGGAACTCCGAAGCTGCGAAGCCGTTGGCCTGAGTCACGTCGATATTCTTCTTTGCCCAGAGCAAACCAGAGGGCAGACCCATATCTACGTACAGGTCTTCCTGTGCTGATGTCTTCTCCTGTCCGAGAATGCCGACGATGTTCCAGTTTGTGCCGTCGTACTGTAACTGTACTACGGTACGAGCCTTTACAACTCCGGCTTGCAGGGTGTTACCCAAGATCTTGATGGGCTTGGCACCCGTGCTGTTCACGTTCAGCTTTGCTCCTGCTACGGCAATGGCAGACGTAAACAGAATGCTCACAATGCCGTTTTTCAGAAGGATGAAGTCAGTGATGGCTACGGTCTTCGCCTGTGTCGTAGCTGCAGTTTCACACGTACCCATGCCGTTACCAGCCTTGGCCATGTCACGTACCAGCTGCTGAGCAGGGTATTTTCCTGCGGGCGTGCCGTCAGGACCGAAGATCATGACCGTCTGATTGGCTGCAGGAGCACTACTTGGCAATCCAGCCTGTACCGCTTTCAATACGTTTGCTGTTGAAATTGTGTCCATGATTCTTTTTACTTTTTTTATTGTTAAAAACTAATGTTTCGCACTTAGGATTCAGTCACCACCGTCTTATCCATCAGCTTTGCCACTTCCGTAAGGAGCTGTTTCGGCGTGTAGGTAGTGCCGTTATAGGTAACGCCATCAACGAGTTCGCTAAAAGCACCTTCGAGCGTGGTGATTCTCGCATTCAGACTCTTAATCCAATACTCTACGGAGGCATCGGTGAATAACTCCCAATCACTGTGGATGGTGGTATCGTCAACGACGAATGCAATCCTTCCGTTCACGGTATGGGTCACGAAGGCCCCGTCCTGCACCGCCATCACAACAGGCGAATGGCTCGTCTGCCTCAATGAACGATACAGCACACCGTTGATACCGATGACAGAGTTTTTCGCAAATGTACTCGACGGTGTGAGCGAGTTTACATCTACAGGAATGAGGGTTTCTAATTCTGTCAATTCTGTCTTTGTGGCCAGATTCGCAAGGCACCATGTGTAGATGGGCTTGTAAATCTTCACAAGCAAAGCCAGCAATGAATTATGAAATGCCACATTACTCATATTGCGTCTCTTTTTTGAAGTTAGAAATTGGCTGGCAGGACAGCCAAAAGACATTCAGGATATTCCTTTCTGTGTCCTGCCAGCCTCGGATGGTTTACTCGCCACCGTTCTGCTCCTCCTGGCTGTTAGAAGCGGGAGTGTTGGCAGCGGCTACGGCAGCCTCCCAGGCAGCTGTGCACTCTTCCTCGGTGATCTCGTCGAAATCAGCCTGATGCAGAGCTGTGCCGATAGCGGTAACGTCGGTGCTGTCCCAAGCCCAGTTGTCGTTGGACTTCTCGTAGGCAACGGTCTCAACGTTCTCGCAGTCGCTGTAGGTCAGGCACAGGCCAGCAGCGGTCTTGTAGCTCACACGGTAAGAATGCTTGCCAGTACCGTCAACCTTAACCACGATGTCACCAGCGCGGAGAGCCTCACACTGTGCGTTTGTCAGGGCCTTGATGTTGTTCACCTCGAGGATCAGAGAAGCAGCGTCGATCTGATTCTGGAGTTCCTGAGCGAGCTTGGCCTTGGTCAGAGTACCGTCAGCGATGTCGGCAGTAATGGTGTGAGTCTGAGGATCGATAGAAAGAGTAACCATCTTGCCAGTCTGTGTGCCGACAGTCAGGTACTCGATACAGCTGCTCATGTCAGCGTAACTGAATGAGGGCGAATCAGAAGCAGCGTTACTATTATACTTCATGTACACACCAGCACCAGTAACACCCTGTGCGGAACCTACCTCGGTGGAGCCGTCGAAGTACTTGCCAGCGTCATCACCTGTACCCTCTACGATGGTCACAAGCTCGAACGTGCCGTTAAGAAGATCCTTCTCGATGTCGATGTCCATCGTCGTGGCACCTGCACCCGTACCTTTTGTGAATCGATAACTCTTGAGCTTACCCGTGTTGGGACTCGAAAGGACCTCAAAGGTCACAACGTCACTGTTGGCTTTGGAAGCCAGTTCGATCAGCGCATCCTCAACGTTTGCGGTCTGATTAGAGAAAGCAGCATTGGTGAAAGCGATGTCACCAGCTGACAGAGCGTTTACCAAGCCTTCGGCATAACCCTTGGCTGTGTTCAAACTTGCTACGATAGTAGCGGCAATGAGATTCAGAGTGAACTGGAGTCTCACCTTGGTCACGATTTTCTTTAAATTGATCATAACTCTTTGATTTTAAATTGTTAATAAAAATTGATAACTATAACTGTGTTGAAACACATTCTTATTCGTCGGGATCTCCACCACCTTCTGCAGAACCGCTTCCCGATCCCGCTTCTTGGGTAATGTCGATAGGAAGACCAGCCTGTCTCATAGCCTCTTTCCAACTATCCTCAAGCTCTTCTTCCGATACTACATTCTCGTCAGAGAGAACATCAAGCTGATCCTGAATACTTCTGTCGAGGTCTTCCTTCTTTACGCCCTCATCCTCGATCTCTGCTGTGCCTACGCTGTTGGGAGCGGGGCGCGTACCATCACCGCCACCTCCTGCAAATTCATGCTGCTGGCCGTCAACATCTTGGACTACGAGCTTGTTTAACACATGTGTCATAACTACAAAATGATAATGATTGGTTGAACATTCTTCTTGTCTGCCTTGGCCTTGATGGCCGTCTTGGCAGTCAGCTTACTTGAATAGAACTTTTCCAGTCCGAGAGAGGGACAGCCTTTCTGCCAGAACTGCCAGAACCACAGAAACTTTCGTCTCTGTTCAATCAGGAAACGCTTGGGAGCAACTTTCCTTACTCTGATGAAAATCTGCTTCTTTTTCTTCATGACTATAGTGAATTAATGATGGTCTCAAGTCTTGCAACCCTCTCTTCGAGCTGTTTGAATCTCAGATCGCACGATGCGTCTATCCACACTTCCCAGTCGGTGTTGAGGGTGTTCGTCACTCTCACGAAGCACGTATGGCCGAGAATCGTCTGCACAACAAACTTCCCGTCATCGGCCATGAAGTTGAAGGGTAGGGTGTTCGTTTCCTTCTTTGCCTTATAGATCACGCCGTCAATGCAGATGATGGCATTCTTTACAAAGGTGGATGATGGCGAGAGCGTACTCTCATCGACTGGCAGAAGGGCATAGCCTCCTTCCTGAGATACACGGTCAGCGACGGCATCTTTAAGTGCCTGTTTCTCTGCCTCCGTCATCGATTCGTAATCCAGATCCTTTCCTGGATCTCCCTTCTCACCTTTCAGGTTTGCGGTCTTTGTTGAGCCGTTGCGGTCTGTCACAGAGATCGTCGTGCCGTTAAGCACGGCATCCACATTCTCTGCGCCCTGAATCTGATTCTTTGCGTAGTCGCCCTGTTGCTGAGCATAGTCACCCTTCTGCTGTGCGTAGTTGGCTTGCTGCTCTGCCAACCTCGCTTTCTCGTTGGCATATTCGGCCTTCTTGTTTGCCAACTCTGCCTTTTCATTGGCATTGTTGGCAGCGGCACCAGTGCGGTACACGTTCACGATGCAACGCCAATAGTCGTTACTCTTGGCAGAGCCATCGGCATTATAGCCCGGCAACGCATGACCCTTGTTGTTGTCAACAAGCGAAAGCCATTCCGAGTTATACTGATCAAGACAGGTCCACATAGAACCGTAGTTCGTCGCAGAACTGTACGGGGCATCAGTAGGGTATGGTAATATTTGTCCGAAATCTATATCCATAATTCTCTGTGTTTATTAGTCCGTATATGATGCTTTCAGCCGTCCTCTCTCCAGTCGGGCGTTTACCCTGTCGTTGTTGTTCTTTACGACGTGGATCCTGCCCGTCTTCGGATTGGTGTAGAAGCGGTAGGCTATCAAGCCGCCAAGCCAGTAGGTGCCGGTGTCTTCCCATTGGCCAGTGCGCTGATTCAGCTTTTCCCACTTGCCAGTCTCGAGATTCTGTCGCCAAGTGCCGTTAAGGCGTACTTCCTCGTTGGCCTGTCGTTGTGTCTCGTTGGCTTTGCGCGTCCTTTCCTCGGCCTCACGCACTAACTCATTGGCTATGCGCTCAAGCTCTGCACGCTGGCGGGCTGTCTCTTTGGCCGTCCAGTCGGCCCAGTCGGCCTGTACGCCCTGCCAGAACAGATTCCAGTTGGGAACTACGCCGTTGGTGTACCAGTCGGTCCAAGCTTGCTGTCGCTGTGCATACCAGGTGTTCCAGCTGCTCTTGGTCGATGGGTACCAGTCATTCCAGTCGGCCTTGCTTGCCGAAAGCCAGTTCTCTGCATTCTGTTTGAATGGTGAGTACCAGGCATTAACGGTGTCATAGATGGTCTGCGCTCTCGCTCCCTGCTGCTCAGCTGTGTTTCCCTGACTTTTTACTCTCTGATACAGGTCGTTATATCCTGTAATGGCATTGTCAACGCGATCGCCCTGAGTCTTTGCATACGAGCCTTGGCGTTCTGCTTCGGCAGCGGCATTCTCACAACGGATGCGAAGCTCCTCATTCAGTCCGGAAAGTCCTTCAACGAGCGAGGACGGCTTTACGTTGTCAACACGGCGCAGACCCTGATACACGTAAGTAGCAAGCAGGCCCATGTGACGTGCCGAGTCGTAGTTTACAAGCTGAATGTCGCTGGCTTCCCTCATGATAGAGGCGAAATAGTCCAGTACGTCTTGCTTGTGCTCGGCAAGCCACTGCCACATGATACCTGATGTAGTGTTATCAAATTCTGCCATAGTCGCTCAGTCTTTGATGTTACTCTGCGGTTGCTTCTTCTGATGCTTCTGCTACTTCTGCAGGAACGAGTTGCAGCATGATTGATGCGATGGTCTCAATGACCTCACGCTTGTCATTACGGCTCAGGTCATCGGCATTCACATTCACGAACATGCGTCCGTTCACCTCGTCAAACACATAGCGGCCAATGTCCTTACCGCTTTTCTGCACGTTGCCCTCTACGGTGTAGGTGTCGTTTCTCACGTCGCGCGAAGAGGTCACGCTGATGCCGTTGTTCAGCTCCACAGGCTCATAGTCCTTGTGTGCGCTCTGGGTGGTTTCTACCAATTCAATCTCTTTCATAATCAGTAAATTTTAATGGGTTATACTTATTTCAGCAATTCGTCAAGCTGTGGATTCACACTAAGGAGCACGAAGGGCACAAAGCTGTCGTTAATGAAGTCGCGGATGCTCTTGATGTCCTCTTCGGTCAGCTCCACCTCCTCGTGATGGTAGATCTTCTGGCCAAGCTCGCTGAAATGAACGTCCTTACCATTGTAGAACATTCCGTTTCCAAGCACCTTGGCGAAGTCATACTCTTTCTTCACGTTCTTTCCGTCAACCTTCTCCTGAATGGCGTAATGATTTCCGTTGATGTCTTTTACGACGATTTTTGAAAAGTCAATTTTCTTCATTTTATTTCTGTTTTATAGTGAATATGTATCTTGCAAACGCATAGTGCTTGCGCACGTCGTTGTAGAAAACTTCATCCTGATGCTCGTAAGCCTCCTGTTCGAAGCTGATGCTCATATAGGCACGGTCACGGTCGAACTTGCAGAAGAAGAGCTTGATCAGCCATTCCAGCCCGTAAAGGATGAAGAAAAACAGGAACGCACATTCGGCCTGTTGCAAGGCATGTGTCGTTTCGTGACGCTCAACCTTGGCAGTGAAGATGTTCTTACATTCTCTGCGAACGAGGATAAACGGCCAGATCGTCATTGCCGTGAATCCTTTTGTCGGGATATGTTTTGTATAAATCTTTTTCATAATTACCATCCTTTTACTTTTAAATATCCGTCATCGACATAGACAGCACCATTGCTGAGTTTGTTATAAACTGTTGTATCACTCTTCTTCGGCCAATAATTTCCCTCAATAGTTGCGTAATCTTCTCTCGGGTAGGCTATCATGCGAATGATATGATAAGCACCAGTAGTACCAGCTGACTCTGCAAGCACCTCCGCAAAGTCTGATCCGCTCATAATGCGAACTAACGAATCTTGATAGTTAGAGGCTTTTGACTTCAGGTACATGGCAGGAACGGAGTTGCCGTTATATTGGTAGAATCCTAAATACAACGTCTCGTATGTGCCATCCTTACCGATAAGCCTTGCACCCGTCGAAGTCGGCTCAATGTACATCTTCTTTGTTCCATTGCCAAATACGACGGTATCGTCAAACTCTCCGTGGAACTTACCACCGATCTTCAGGTTTCCGTTGCTGTCAAGGTGGAATATCTCATCACCGTCTGGATTGTTCACGGTCCAGTCAAATGTCGTAAATTTGATATTATCGGCATCAACCTCGAACGTTGACAGCTTATCAGTGACATATAATCCTATTTTCCCTTTCGATGTTACATTTCCACTCGGATCAAACGATGCAGCAACGGCACTCCATTTGTTTTTATTCTGCGAAATCCATGTGGCAGAAGCAGATTGTTCCTCGTCTATGTCTTCTGCATAATCTTCAAGATCGTCAAGCCAATCTTGTAAATTTTTTATTGCATTATCAGCAGCCGTCTTGTTGCTTGTAACCGTATTCGAGATATTGGTAACGTCAATTTTAAGTTGTGCATACCCTTTTATGGTACCATCCGCATTGAACTGAGCAGCCATCAGACTTAATAGACGGTCATTCTGATATACCCAAGTGGCCTTATAGACATTCTCCAAGTCTTGCCTATCCTCAATCTCTTCATTGAGGTTGTCAGTCAACGTCTTGAATGCTGCATCGGCAGCGGCTTTATTGTTAGTTACGGTGGTGGAGATTTCATCTACCTGAATCTTCAAGTCTGCATAGCCCTTGATGGTACCATCAGCATTGAACTGAGCAGCCATCAATGCAAGAAGACTGTCATTCTGATATACCCAAGTGGCGTAATACAAATCCTCAAAGTCCTCACGATTACCTATTTCTGCATCAAGAGCGTCCTGTAAATTCTTAAAGGCTTTGTCTGCTGCATCCTTATTGTCTGTAACGGTAGTCCTGATATTGTCAAACTCAATGTTTATCTCTGCTACGGCCTCATTCAGATCTGCCGTCTGCTTCTTAGCTTGCAGAAGGATATGTCTTGAAGTCTGCTCAAACAGCGTCATGTACGTCTCTTGGTTGTTCACAATCGGATCCGTTCTGAGGGCAACCAGACGAATATAGCACTCACCAGTATAGCTGACAATGATTCTTCCTTCTTTGCCAGTGTAGGCCCAGGGATCTTCACTGGAGTCTTTCGACTGCACCAGTTCCCACTCTCTCGAGGCATTCAGCGTCTTGCTCCACGAAGTGATAGCCGTGCCGTTGCTACGCATGAAGGTGACAGTCAGCGTACCAGAAGAAATAGGAATCATTCTGACACCCATATAGAGTCTGTCCTCTACGTCCTTGGTCTTAGTGTAATCATCATTCTCCTCGTTGTCAGAAACGTTTTCCTTATGCGTGGTGTTCGCTTTGATGTCGCTGAAATTCTGATATACACCCATGCCAAGCAGATGCAGCACTTTGATGCCTCCGTAATCGGTGACTTCGGCCGTAAGTCTGTTCTGATAGGCAAGCATGGCACCGTTCACCATAAGCGGGCTACCGTCGCCGGAATTGATGGTCTGCTGAGACACACCCGCAGGGGCCTGATCGCCATTAGTGGCGCATACCGTCCACGACTCAAGGCCACGTGCGAAGAAACCGTTCTTGAGGAAGTTATCTTCATCAACGATGTTATAGGTGGTCTCCGTATAGACAGACTTCATCCGCTCCTTTGTTATCTCAAGGCTGGAGTTGTAGCTCTCTCCAGTCTGGCGATTGAAAATCTTACCGACGGCATAGAGGTTTGGTAGATAGGCACCATATTCTTCGAGCCATCCGAAAAGATCTGTTCTCTGTCCTTGGAGATTGCCGAGTCTGAGCTTCAGGGCATTGTTCGGGTCGGTCTTCATGCCGTAGTACACATCTTGGTATGGCGTGTTGGGGCCTACGGTAATAATCTGCATCAATCCTTTACGCTCAGGATCAGTCTCGTTGTCTAAACGTACAAACGTGTCTTTTTTAGCAATGACAGATGCAGGAGTGCCATTCTCAATAGAGGTGGTGAAGTTCTTGAACGTGATCCAATCCAGGCGGTCCCCGTTCTCGTCTTTCATGCCACCAGTACCAGAGTCGGTAACGATCAGTTCATAGCTCTTGGTGATATAGCCGTCACCACCGCTGACAACATCATTTCCTGCCAAGTATTGCTGACATTTGATATAGTCACCCTGCTTGAAAGGCACGGCCTTGATTCTCTCGCACTCAGTAGAGAGCCAGACCTTACCTGTGGCGGGGTCATAATGATGCACCTCCATCATGGCAGCGAAGACGTAGTTGTCAAACTCGCCTCGCAGCTGAGAGACGATCATTTCATATACGCGAAGTGTCTCTCTTACGGTGATGCTGTCAATTTCAAGTGTATAATAGTCTTCTTCCACACCAGCGGCATTGATGCGGGTCTTCTTCTGAATGGCCCAGCCCTTACCGCCGAGGAAAGCACTGATGAACTCGATACTCGATAGGTTACCTCCGAAAGTAGAGTCATTCACCACAAACAGCTCCTGCAGCTTTGCAAGGCCCCTTGTGATAAGTGTCTCTATCTCTACATGGCCCTCTGGCGTGATGATACCGCCCTCTACACCCTCAGCATATTTGCCGATAAGGATATTGCCGAGCGTCTGCAAGCCCACTTGGAAGATGGTCTGATTCGTCACCTCTCCGATGTGGGCCGTCTGTGTGTAGATCTCCTTGGCACGAAGCAGATGGCGAACGGTGGCATAGTCAATCTCCATCAGCCAGTCATCAACGAGGTTTTTCCAGATGGAGAATCCCTTACCGTCGTTGTGTTCCTCTACGACAACGCCGTTTTCGTCCTCTACCTCCTCTCTGGTCCACTCGCCAAGCTGGAACTCAGGTGACTGCACCATCAAGTCGGCAACGATACCACCAAAGAACTTGATTAGATAGATGGTCTCGTCTTCACGGATCTTTGATAGGTAATTGGCATTGCCGATCTGCTTGATAAGACGTGCGATCTCGTCTGCTGACAGGATCTCGCCGAGGCCACTCATGCCACCCATGATGTCTATTGCACGCTGAACGTCAGACACGTCTTTGTCATCACGAAGAACTACGTCATAGGTTGGGATGCCATTATTGCCGTTTTCCTTAATGGTGATATTGTCAATGTAGGTGGTGAGATCCATTTCGAGATCTTCATCCTCTACATGGATGCACATACCGGCCATCAGCGTATCATGGAGGCTGATAATAGTGCCGTTGCTCGCCTTGGCCTCATCATCCTGATTGGCCATAAATATCTCGTCAACCTTCGGCAGATAGGTGATCTTAGGCTCGTCTATGTTGTCAAGTACCCTGCACGACTTGATAAGAAGTTGTGCAGCAGCAGCCTCTACATACGAGGATGGCATCTGCAAGCCTGTGACGACGAACGTATCACCACTGAGCACTTGGCTGTAACGGGAGGTGTTATTCTCGAAATATGGAAAGTAACGGCCGAGAGAGCTGTCCTGATCACGCTCAAGTTTCAGCGTCCAGCTGCCACCTTCGAGTTTCGGCATCTGCTGTAACTTGAACTTTCGGCCAGTACAGAAGCCGCTCTTCATTTCGATGTATATCTCTTCCTGCTTGCTGTCCCAAGCCTCTTTCCAGTCAAGAACGTCGCTGGCAGCCACCTTGATAGTGAAAGAGGTGTCTGCTTTCTCGCTGAGATAGCCGTTATCCTTGATGTCTGAGCCAGACACGACTATGCCCGCACCAGTACCTTCGATACTTGGCATGATCTCAGGACGGTCATCGCTGCTGCCGTCGAAATAGATAGAACCTTCCTTCTCGCCAATGGTTGATGCTTTCTTCGACTTGATCCAAGGCGACATCACCTCATGCGAGAAGTCATACATCGACAGATAGGTGTTGGCCGTTTCCTGTGAGATAGATGCAGAACGGATTGAGCCGTTGGCCACCCGTGTCACCCAGTCATGAAGACTGAGATCGGGGAAGCCTGGCAGCATCAGATTGCCGATGGAGAGCAGCTGAGGGTATCTTTCCTGATTCGTGTAGCTGATATGATCCTGCGGCCAGATGTTCTTATCATAGCCCGCTGTAAACACCACATGCTTGCCGACTGCGATATTCCTGATATACGCAATCAGTTTGTTCATATCAGGCTCGTCAGATTCATCGTCACCTTCCCTGTGCTCTACATACAGTCTGAGCATCGGCCAAGGATCGGTAGAAACGTTCTCTACCTTCGTGATGATCTCCACACCGTCAATGCTTGTCTTCGTAGTCCAGCCCACCTGATAGGCAGCATTGTTTGGCCCCATGTTCCTCACGTTGAAGAGTCCAGCCACATAGTGAATATCAAGGGTGAACTCTGCATAGTGGTATCTGTCCGCATCTTGGGAGTGAATATCGGTGATCACACCGTAGAACTGCTTATGCAGATTGGCGTAGTAGTTCGTGGGGAGATTTTGGGCAGAGCCGTAGGCATAGAGCTTTGTCACGACGGTCTGATTGTCATCGCAATTCTCGCCGATCTCAGACAAGCCGTTACCCTTACCGTATTTGAAGACGTTGCTTGCGCCGATGGCAGGGGCACCGATGATGATCACACGGTTTCTGACAACGAAGCTCAGGCCGAAGTTCTTGTATGATAAAGCAAGGATATTTCGGCAACTCTGATTGTCAACGCTGATGTTGATGTCTCTGTTTCCTTCCGTCTTGTTAGTATCGACCTGTGAAATGCTCTTGCCGGGATGATAGTACTGCAGCCAAGCACTGTCAGGCACATGGCTGTTTATTCTCTGGCGTGTACGTGTGTAGTTTGGTGTAAGCACAGTCCATAGAGAGCCTGTGGCACGGTCAAGGTTTGCCTGTAGTCTGTCTGCAAGATCTTCTACCGATGCAGCAAAGAAGGCAAACTTTCCCTGTGAGGAATAGACATTCGTGTTTGATTGAGAGTTCCAGTTTAGCACGTAGTCCTTGAATGCAATGTCATTCAGCTCACGGGCCAGAGAATAGAGTTTGATGTTCTCATATACAAAGGCTTCACCGTAGCTGTTCTTGCGTGCTTTCTTGATCTTGTTCGGATTATAGTCAATCACGAACTGCTCACCCCTGTATGTCAGGTAGTCGCCGAAATGGAACTTGATGGGGGTAGGGGATTTGACAGTAAGGGTAACATATTCATCTTCCATCCATTCGCCGCGATATTCAAGCTCATGGACGGTGGCTACAGGCTGTCTGTCTGGGTCTGTGTTCTTTCTGAATATGTTCCACGTATTACTCATGTTGTCAGTGTGCCATTAGTCATTTTGATGTCAGTCATCGGATCGGCCACGTTCAGCGTAACCTCGAAAATCAGGAACTCATCTTCGTCATCGGTTTTCCACTTGGCGTCATCTGAAATGGATTCAAGGCGCACATTCTGACGGCCAATCCTCGTGTATGAGGAATACATCATCATGTGCCCCGATGATCTCAGGTATTCAAGGAACTCACCAACCTTTACGCGCACATCGTTGATTGTTGACGTTTTCTTGCAGCCAAACTCAACCTTCATCGTGTATGCCTCTAAGTAAAGGCCATTAGACGAGATATATTCGTCATCCCCGTGTTCGTCGTACCACGAACGCTTAGGAGGTGCCTTTACCTTGTCGAAGATCTTGAATGGAATTTCCTTGCAATATACACCCCAGGAGCCAACAGACTCTTTGGTAGGGTTTGACCCACTGCCCATCTTCTGCAAGAAAAAGTTCTGCCACTTCTCCATAGATGTATAGTATTTATTTGTTATCCTGAATTTTCACCGCAAAGATACGAATAAATTCTGTATAAAAATACAAATGCTATGAATATTTATTCATTTTAACAGAAATTTTTGTATATCCCTTGCGAAAATTGGGCAAAAATTGTATATTTGCAACGTTAAATTGCATAAAGATATGAAGAGATTTTTGTTTTTTGTCCTACTGTTTGTGTCGCTTGGGATCTATGCCAAAGAGTATAGTCTTTCATGCAAAGTGAACGGTGTGAATATCGATGGGCCGTATTATGAGAATGATTCGGTTCGGTTCGATTTTGAGTACCGTGCCTATTCGCCACATTTCCTAAATGTCAGAATCAAAAACAAGATGCAGAAGAGGATAACTATAGAGTGGGAGAATGCCCGTTTGGGCGATTCTCAAATCTGCTTCGGATCAGACAATGTGTTTTCATACAATAATCACAAGCCCGAAGAAGTGATTCATGCAGGATCACAATCAGAAAAGGAGATTGGCGAACGCGAGGATCCTGAATACAGGTCCTTAGTGTTCTATGAGAGTTCCATCAAGAAGTATGGCCGTTCCGTCGTTTCCGTGATCATTCCTGTACGCTATCCGTCTGGAAGGGTCGAAGACACAGAGATATACCTTATTCTTGAATATAAATAAGGCGGGAAATTACTCCCGCCTTTTTTACATCTTTGCCTTGATATATGTTCCGTCAGGTGTCACCCTGTGCAGTATGTCGTATATCTGAGAGACAAATTCCACGTTCCGTTTTGTGTTTTCAGCGATGCTCTGTAACTGAGCCAGCTGTGAGCGTGCTATGACAGGCATTTCGGTTTGAGCCTTAACGGCTATCAGAATCTCGTTGATGGTGATCCTGTTCACGCTTACGTCGGCTCTGATGGAGTTGACATAGCCAGCCAGTATGTCGGCAGTCTGTTCGCTGACACTCTTTATCGTGTTCGACGCTGTTGATGAACTTCCACCGTCCCCTGTAATGTCATAGCCCTCATATTGGAAAGCTTCTGCCAGTATCGTTGCAAGCTGCTGTAATGTCGGAGTAAGCTGCTCAAAGGTTGTACCTATCTGTCCTGCAATGTTGGCCACACCAAGCATCATGGCACCTTCATCTATCAGTCCGAAGCTGTACGCCTCGTAGATGTCATTCAGTGGCTCTGTGAATTTATCCATGAGGTTGATCTTCAAGAAAGCCTTTACAGCATCCTTGGCAATGTCAGCGAATGTGTCTGAGGCATATTCGTAGAAACTATCCATCATGTTCTTGCCACTACTCAGCCAGTCCCAAAGGGAATCGGTCATGTTATCCACCAATGGCGAGAACTGCTGGCTCACGTATTCATGCGCCTTATCCTGGATCTCCTCTATCTGTTCTGTCAGCTCAACAAGCCTTTCAAGAGTCTCACGGGTCTCTCCTGCAAGGGTAACGTCACGCTCAAGAATGTTCTTGGCAATATCAAGGTCAAGAAGCTTATACCCATGGAAATCCTTACCGAAAAGTTCCTTGCCGTATTCCTCACGCACCCATTCCTCAAGGTTCTGTGTCTTCTCACCTCGCCAGAAGCTTGCATGATGATGCTGAATACGCATGTTCTGACGGGCAGAGGTGTAGCCCTCACGGTATATGATGGATTCTGCGGCACTCTGCATGGCCTGACCCAAAGCTGCACCGGCTCCTGTTGCTACGGCTGCACCGACGGCTGTTGCTGCCACACCACCGATGACATTGGCAATGGCCGTTCCTGCAGCAACACCAAGCGGGCCACCAGATCCCCACGTCACAATGGTTATGACAGCTCCGACGATGGCACCGATAATGGCACCAGCCCATTTGCTGAGTCCTGAACGTGACTCTTGGTATATGACCTGTTCTGCAAGGGCCGTGTTTGTATAGTTCTCAAGGAGCTTTCCTTGGAGATAACCGCCGTTTCTGATGTCTGTCAGATCGTTCTTATAGAGCCAGTCCTTTTCCTTCTGCGCCCGTTTGATAACAGCAAGCGCATAGTCATCAATGGCTTCCCTGGCCTCGTTTATCTCACGCTGCTTTTGGGCATAATGCTCATACAGGCTTTCTGTGCTCGGCAGGATCTCATGCAGCTTTTTGTTCATGTCAATCATGGCAGAGAACACGGCCACGACTGCACTGGCCTTGCTGGCGAATCCTGCAATGCCCTTGGCATCCATGTTGACGTTCGAAATGGCATCAAAGCTCTTACCGAATCCTTCAAACATGGCACCAAAGCCATTCAGCACGTCACCAAACGTACCGCCTACAGAGTTTCCAAGTTGTGCGAAAGTGTTTCCAAGCGAGGTGATATTGCTTGCAAGGCCCTTGATGGCTTTCTGCAGGGAAGTCATAGCCTTGTGCATCTGGGTTTGCTGCTTTCTGATTGCTTTGTCAAGATCTTCCTCACTGTTGAATTCGTCGCGATAATAACCTCTCCTTACACCTTCACGCTTTGATTCAAGAGAGGAAATATTGCCCGCTGCTTCATTATAGCTTTTCAGTGCATCGGCGATAGCATGAATGGGATCGAGGATGGCCGTTTGGTTGGTCATCTTCTCCAATGCCTCATGCAGTGCCTTGACCTCATTCACATTCAGCTCAGTGGTCTTTTCAAACTCCTGCATGGCCTTGATCATCTTCTTGAGTTTGTTCAAAGGAATATGGTCAAGATTACCGAAGACCTCACCCCAGTCGTTTTCTTCCTTGAATTTCTCCCATTTGATCTTGCTGATCTCCTTGGCAGCATTCTCGGTGGCATTGGCTGTCAGGCGGTTGCGCTCATCCTCTGTACGTGCAAGCTTCTCGATAGCCTCTATCTGCTTTTCGAGCTTACGATTCACGTCTTCTATCTTGTCATCGTAGTTTTTGGCACCCTTATATGCTTCCTCGTACAGATCAAGCTGTTCCTTCCTGAGCATCTGCTGGTTTTTCTGCCAGGCTTCCCACAGTTTGAAGATCTCGTTGTTCTCACCGAAGATCTTTGCGTCGGCTTCCTTTAAGTTGAACACGTCCGATGCGGTAAGGGCATAGTTCGTCTTACCGAGGGCTTTGCTCATCTGGTCCGTCAGCCAGTCGGCATACGATGAGTTTTGTGTGACACCTGCAATGCGGGCTGCAAGTTCGGTGTCGCCTGTAAGGTCAACCCATTTCTGATAGGTCTGGTAGTTCTCAGACATCACAGACATCATGCGCTGCAATTCTGAGACGGCATCCTTCACATTCTCCTTGAACACACGGAGATCTTCTGCACCTTGCTTGGCTCCGAGTTCATCCACGAACTTTCCCCTGTCACCCTTCCTTCCGAGTGCCTTGATGGCCTCGTTAAGACTGGCATTATAGTTATTGGGATTCGTGAAGTAACCAAACAGGGCATTGAAGTTATTATCCTTACGGAGCTTTCTCTCTGCATCCGATCTGGTCATGTATTGCTCCAACTGTTGCAACTCCTGACGGTATTTCTCCAAGAGGGAGATACGGGCCTTCCAGCGGTCAAGCTCTGCATCTTTCTTGCTGCCACCACCGCCTTTCTCCTTCGGATCATCGAGGCCGACGGCACGACGCTCTGCAAGCTTGTTGCCGATCTCCGTTTCAAGGTCTTTCACCTGATCTGCGGTACCACTGAGCTTTTCGAGCTTCTTCTTCGTACCCTGCAATTTCAAGATCTCCTGTGAGGATTCCTTATCGTAGGTGTCGATGTCCTTGAAGATGTTGGCCACCTGTGCCTTGGTGTACACACTGTTTCCAATGCGCACGTTACCTTTGTCCTTAAGCGCACCTCCGGCACCGAAGCGGTTCCAGATATAACTTGAGAAGCTGCTGAGCTGTGTCTTGTCAACTGTCAGATCACCAACAATCTTGATGTGGAACACCTGAGAGGCAAGTTCCTCTGCGAGTTTGTTCTTGGCCTCGGTGGATCCAGTCTGAATAGCCTTGACATATTCCCTTGTGAGTGTTTCAAGCGACTGCTTCTGCTGAGGGGTAAGATGTTCAAAGTCCTCAATTCCTCTGCTACGTGCAAGGGCTTTCAGCTCGTCGGCCATCTTCGGTATGCTCTCATTTGAAATGTCATCCCATTTGTTTTTGACATCAACGAGCTTATTGAAGTATGCGTTAAGGGCAGAAATAGCAGGGGCAGAGAGACCACCATAGATATTCTTACGATTAACAAACAGTTCATCGTAGAGTTTCTTTTGGCCGATCTTCTCAATCTGTTCATACAAGTTAAGGCCCTCCATAGATTTCTTCAATTCCTCGTTGTCACCGATGATCGAATTAATCGCTCTCTTATAGGTCTCGCTGTATCTCTCAATGAGGCTACGGGTCTTGAACATGGCATTGATGGAATCATCATAGTCTTTCATGTAATCCTCAATGTCACTCTTGTCAATACCCTTTTCAAACAGGGCTTTCCCCTCGGCATTACCCAATTCGGAAAGCGTCTTCTGATAATCCTCGGCACCTTCCTTGAGCACTCTCAGACGTTCATTCACGTCATCCATGTGTTCACGGCTCTTGGCCACGATGGCCTCACCAGTACTGCCAAGGGAGATAAGAGCTTGCTCCAGGACTTCTATCTTCTTCTCTGTCGATCCGTCGGCATCCATCGAATCAAGTGTCTTGGCAAGGCTGTTTGCGCCCTGCTGTGCATGGCTCATCATGGCATCGCCTTTCTGGGCAAGCTCTTCCCGCTTCTGTTCAAGATAGGAATATGCGGACATCGCGGCACCGATACCAGTCATGATAATGCCAGTCCATCCACCCATGAAGCCCTTGAAACCCTGCCAGCCCTTGCTCAACAATCCTTGCTGATTCTGTAAGGCGAGAATGTTTCCGTTGGCAATCTGCTTTCTCTGTTCTCTGGTGTAGCCCTGCATCTGCAGGAGTTTATAGAAGTGGGCCTTTTCAAGTTTCCCTTCCTGCATCAGCTGATAAGCCTTTAAGGTGGAGATCTGTTTCTCCACGCCAAGAAGGTAATACTCCTGACTTCTGAGTTTCCCCTTTGAGTTGACAAGTGCCTGTTCCTCGGCATTCAGCTGACGGCCATAGAGGACACGCTCACGCTCAAGACGTGCAATCTCCTGCTCCATGGCTTTCTCCATGCGAAGAATGGCCGTGTTGCCGTTTCTCTCATTGAGCTTGTTTCTCGCTGAGTTGAAGATAGAGGTACCAATCCTCGTTGCACCAATCATAGCCAGCATCGGCGTAAGGGTGTCGAAGGCAGAGGCAAGCGATACGGTGAGTTCAAGGAGCATCTTCAAGGCTGCTCCGGCAGGACTGGCACCACTGGCAATGTTACCAAGGGTGATCTGCCACTGGTCTTGAAGCTTCTGCCATTTTCCGTATAGCGTATCAGCAAGCTCAGCCTGCATGTTATAGAACTGACCGCCCTGATTCGTCATATCCCAGAGCACTTCCTTCACCATTTCAAACGGAACGGCACGCTTAGAGATAAGGGCAAACACATCGGCCGTCGTTGTCAGTTTGCCGTTCATTTCGGTGAACTTGTTGGCAAGGGCCTGTACCATAGGAATACCAGCCTCAGTGAACTGACGCAATTCCTGACCTCTCAGTACTGCAGCACTTCTCACCTGGCCATAGGCAAGGATCAAACGGTTCATATCAACACCGAGACCTGATGACATATCAGCAAGTCGTTTGGTGGTGTCGTACAATTCACTTGCAGGAATCTGATAGGCTGACAACTGCTTTGCATAGGCTGTCAGTTCCATGAATGTTTTCGGTGATTCAATGGCAAGCTCCTGTAACTGTCCGAAAAGAACATTGGCCTCCTGTACGTCACCAAGGATATTCCGCAAGGCTACATGCTGCACCTCAAATTGGCCTCCAATGGTGATGATTGATTTCAGAATACGCTCAAGGCCGTACAGTCCTGTATAGTTGGCAAGCTGCTGTTGGAACTGGATCGTAATGCCAGCGGCCTTGCTGCCAGCCTCGGCTATGCGGTGATAGGAGGAGATAAGCCCTTGGTTCACATGACTGAGCATCTGAACGGCTTCAGCAGCTTTCCTCGCGGATGCGGCTTTCTTTTCCTTGGCCTCTGCATCCTGACGCTCACGCTCCTTGCCTTGCGCCAGCAGCTCGTTATATCTGCGCTGTATGGCTTCAAGTCTCGAAGAAACAACCTCACGGGTGAGGGTAGGAGAAGAAATCTTGCCACTGGCCAAATCCTTTTCCTCGTTTTTGACTTCATCCATGAGATTCTTGATGTCCTGGAGTTTCTTGGTCAAGGCAGAATATTCCACGTTCTGATTTCTCAGGCTGGCGATCTTTCTCTGACTCTCAGTATCAAGCATGGACCGCTCGATCTGCTTCTGCTGTGTCAGGTTGTCGAGGATCTTCTTGCCTTGCTGTTCCTGAATGTCATCAGCGGCCTTTCTCAGTTTCTCCTTCTTTTCAAGTTCCTCGTTCACCTCCTTAACGGCTTTCAGTTCAAGTTCCTCCTCGTACTGCTTGGCCTCCCTGACAATCTTCTCAAAAGGGCTGGCGGTAGAGTTCATTTTTTCCCACTGCTGGTTGAAGGCTTCAAGTTCGGCCAAGGTCTTCTTCGATTCATCCTCAAAGAATTTCTTGGTCTCTATCAGACTGTTGATCTCGTCGGCTATCTTCTGTGCCTCCTTGTCATCAAGAATGCTCTGGTACTCCTTTGCCTCACGCACGATGCGGTCTCTCTCAGAATATGGCGATCCTGAGTTCATCTTCTCCCATTGCTCGTTGAATTTATCAAGGTCGGCCATAGCCTTGTTTGACATGGAATCGAAGAAACGGCTGTTGGCTGCGGCAGCTTTCTCGGCATTTGACAGATACCTACTGACGCTTGTATTAAGGAGTTTGAAACCCTCCGAGAGTTCAAGCACCTTTACAAGATCCTTCTCAGCCCATTTGCTCGGATCCTTCTCAAGTTGCTCGCGCACCGTCTTGAAATGACCGTATGTTTCCTCAACTTTCTTTTGAAGATCTTCAAGCGTTCTGAGTTCATCCTTGTTGGCAATGTTCGGTTTCAGACTGCTGATTCTTTTAAGGGTGGACTCAAGGCTGTCAAATACCTCTTCCAACCTTGAAGCATTCTGAAAACCTTCCTTAAACGGCATATCTTTCGATGCCGCTATAAGCGCACGTTGCAGCTCTGTGGCCTGTGCCGTCGCCTTTTCAAGCTGCTGGAGTACATCACCACGAACACCCCAGTCAAACCATAACTTATCTGAATCAGCCATATATGTATCTTGTTTTTATTCTACTTTTCCGTTCATGAAGTCATTCAGGGAGAATGTCTTGCCGACATAGCTCTTGCCCTGACGGTCTTTGTTCCATGCCTCTACGAGTGCCTTCATTTCGTTCTCTTCCTCCTTGGTGGCGATCATTGACTTCTTACCGCCCTTCTTCTTATTGTTACCATAGTCCAGTACTGGGCCGTCCATGGCCATAAGGTCAATCTGCGTTGCAGTATATCCCCACCAGTAATCGAAAGCACGAATGCCAAATCTGCGCTCAAAGAGCCAAGGCATTTTCTCGCTCAGATTGTAAGCTGCACCCCATCGGGTTCGGCTGGGCCAGCTTCGTGTCGAGCTATCGTCATCAGAGTGTCCATCATTCCTGTCGCTAATATGGTAGCTATCATCAATGGCTCCGATTGAATTTTTTTTTTAACACAGTCAAGCACTTTGGCTATCTCCACCTGTTCAATGTTCTTGATGTAGTATAGCCAACGCCAATAGATCCAGTACCACGACCAAAGGAGAAACCAAGTCAGAAGACCGCTTTTCCTGTTTAGGAGAATACAGGCACACGCCTTGGTGTTTTTCTTCCAAGGATCCTCGTCTTTTTTCAGCATGATATGTGAGAATTTTCTGGTCGTGCCGTTATGAAGCCAGCCGATACGATAACGTCTGCCTCTCACTGTCACCTTCTCTGGTTCTGCCTCTAATAGCTCGTCGAGCCGTCTCTGTATATCTATCTTTGGTTGTTCCATTCTTTATTTGCAAACTAAATCCATAAAAGAAATAACTATCTGATAATCAGTGTGTTATTATTTTCTCTTATTTCCAAAAATTAAATTCCTTCTTTTTTTTGCCACCTCTGAAAAGAAAGAAGGGGCGAAGCGGAATGCCCGCCCGCCCCTCGGTTCTTAGTTCTTCTCAGACTTATGAGGTCTTCTTCTTCAGGAAGATGACATCGGGGTTGGTGCCGTCAGTCTCGATAGAGCCGTTGAAGTCAACTGCAATCACACCCTTTGCGTCGCTGTCAAGCACAAGGCTTGCAAACAGGGCAGTGTTGTTGATGACCATGATACGGTCCTTAGAGCTGTTGACGATCAGCCAGGTACCTGTAACCTTCTTGTTCTGGAGAACAACGGCAAGACCTTCGTAGTTGACGCTGTTGACGCTGCCGGTGATCTCCGACACGGCATCTTCACCAAAGGCCAGCTTGAGAATGTCCTCAGAGATAGAGGGCACACGGAAGCCAAGGTCAATGTCGCCAGGCTCGCTATCCGTAATCCAGGCACCAGACAGGCCGATGACCTTATACTCTTCTACCTCGGCCTCACCCTGCTCGAAATTCAGGGAGTCAACCTTACACGGAACGTCCAGCTCAGGCGTGCAAGTGAAAGTCTTAACACCGCCCTGACCGGAAGTGATGTTCAGCGCAGCACTCTGATAGAGCAAAGAGCTGGGGCCGCTGAATTTGTCTGCTAACTGAGCTTTTGTCTTCATATTCGCAAATTTTTAATTGTTAATACTGTTAATTCAAACCATTGTGGTGAACTTAGCTTGTATTCGGGTATAGTGGTAGCCGTTACCGTCACTGGAGGCAGGAATGACCGTTCGGGGATAGTCAATCTTGAATGAGTCTTCACGGACTATTGGGAACAGGCCGAAGAGTGATTGCCTCAGTTCCTTCATGGCGGGTTGGTTGAACTCCTTCGGACTCTTATTCGTCTTGCGGTCTGCAACAAAGATCTCGAAGACTACGGTGACATCAAGCCACCAGTCATCGTTTTCTCCAAGTGTCCTGTTTGACGTGGAGTAAGGCAGTGAGACAACAATGAACTTCGTCAGCTTAGGATCGGTAGCGTTAGGACGCTCCTGAAGGAAAGTATTCTCGCAGACCTTCCTTGCTTCCATATCCATTGCCTCAAGTATATCCTCTGGAGTAATCATAGCTATCAAAAATTCAAATCTGAAATATCACCGCCTCTTGCTGCAAGTTCATCCCGTAACTGGCTCAGAACGTTCACCTTACCCTTTGCTTCGAGGTACTTGGCATAGTCAACGATAGAGACAATGCGATAGGAAAATCCCTTTTTCCTCGGAGGGTTGCTGTTGAGCCATTTTAACACTTCCACGTCGGCCCAGATGTTCTTGTTACCTACCCAGTCTGTCTTGGGTAACGGCTCCAAGAGAATGTTGCCGTTGTAGGTGAAAGGCTCGGCAAACACATCGCCTTTCTTCAAGGTGGTCCTCACAGGACGCTTGCCAGTGATCTCTATGCTACCGTGAGCTTCAAGACACTTGCCATCCTTGTAAAGAGCGACACCGAGAGAGTTGACGAGGTTACCAGTCAGGGAACGGAACCCGCTCAATTCCTGGAAAGCCAGCTGCAGCAGACTGTCAAGGCTCTCGCGAAGCTTCACCTCGGCCTTCTGCTCTGCACGTTTCTTCACATTGTCGAAGACGTGCTGAAACTGGATCTTCCCACTACTGGCCATCTATACCTTCATCGTTAAGGTTTCTGTTGTGCTCACCGTAGATCACGCTACGGTTGTTGTCTGGCTCGAAGTCTTTTACTTCCCATTCCTCTTTGATACTGCCTTTGACAACTTTCACTATATCGCCTGACATCGGGATCTTCTCGCCCCATTCGTCATAGCGGACTGGGATGGATGCCTTACGCTTGTTGGTGTCAACTTTCCTGTCACCAGTCGTTGTCGTTTCAGTATAGCTGCGGCCGACACCCTCATAGATGATTTCCTCTGTTGCAGATCCTTTTGAGAACCTGTCAGGGTACGTCATCCGCACAATACGTATTGTGTGAGGGTATCTCGGATTATCGACCTTATTCTTCCTCATAGCACATCTACAATGTGTGGAAGCGGGATCCCTGCCTCGTCGTAGTCGCAGGGTGTTATCCCGAAGCTCTCTATAGCAACGCTGACAGAGTCATCGTAATCGAACTCTTCATCATACTTTTCGTAGATCGCCTTTGCATACTTGAGCATTCGGTCTTTGTCATCATCCGATAGTGTATAGCCGCCCTCGGAATGGCTCCAGCCATTATCAGAGTCCGAAGTGGAATTGATCTTGCTTGGTCCCATGCAGATCCATACGTAGATGTCTGCTTTCAGAAGTTCCTTGTCTTTCTTCTCAAGTTCCTCGTAAAGCTTTGAAGCCTCTATCTTACGCTCACCGAGAACATAGTCAACTCCCTCCTGTGGGATGGCAAAGTTCACACAGCCGAAGACATAATCCTCAGCCGTGCGAACGTTATTTTCAGATCCACTTGGCATAGCACAAACAGATTAAGATTTCACGTAGTACGTCACACCAGCCTGTGGAGTGGTGTCGTTTGTCAGTACGTACGAGCTACCTTCCTTCACGTACCAGCTCTGCTGAGCAGGATTCATGCCTGTTGGATCATCTACTGGAGTGTAGGTTGCCACAATCTCCTGCTGGCCGTTCTGGTCGTCGCCCTGACCTTCCTGAGAAGCGGTCTCGACCTCCATGATGTTGAGGTAGTAGAACCAGCGGGTCTGGTTGGGAACACACAGAACCTGAGCCTCAGACTTGGTCTTGATGGTCATGTACTCACCGTTGAGAATCTCACGGATCAGCGTACGGCCACCGTCGAACAGGGCAGAACGGGTGTTCGCGCTGTCGATCCAGACGTGCTTACCAGCCTGAACGTCACCGATGTCACCATCAGGAACGTAAACCAGCACACCCTCCTTGAAAGCTTGGATATTGTGATATGCAGCCTTCTTGGTCTTCGGGTGCATGAACTCTACGGAACCTACGCTGTCAATGACCTCGATACGTCCGAGTTTGTTCTGGATATAACGCCAGATAAGATCGTCATCCTGAGTGTAAGACCACGCAAGGCGCAGGGTGTCCTTGGTGATGTCAGGACGCATGGCAACGGCAAACAGCTCACGCCAGTACTCCATGGCCAACAGATCCTTCTTGGTCTTCTTCGAGCACTCCCAGTGTCCGGCAGGCATGAAGTCGAACTCCTCGGCATCATCCTTGATCTTCACGGCCACGTTGACAGGATTGATGCTCTTGCCAACGGCATCGTTCTGCACGATGGTGCCGTCTGCCTTCTTGGTGAACCAGATGGAGGTGTGGATATTCTTGGCGGGAACACCGAAGTCAATCTCCAGAGCAAGACCGTAGGGGTTGTTCTCGGAGTTGATGATCAGCTTACCCTGATTACCGACGATCTGGTGACGCTGGAACTGGACGGTGTTGAAGTTACCACCGATCAGAGAGTCTGAGGCAGTAAAGAACAGATCCATCACTGCGTCAACGATGTCCTGGCGCATACCACCGAGCTCGTCAATGAGCATCATCTTGTCACGGATCTTCTTGCGGTCAAGATAAACCTCGTGCTTGAAGATGGGAAGCTCACCGCTCTTGAGCATGATACCATCGGTGCTCTTTGTGGGACCATCAGAATCGTAGTCCACGTAAGCAGCCATCGTGTAAGGACGGATGGTAGCCTCGATCTGCTCGTAGGTCGGGTGCATCGTAATGTCGGGATTGAGAGGGAAGCCCATCTGAGCGTATGTCTTCTCGGCATTCCACTTCTCAGCGAGCATGTCCTGCAGATAGAGGTCAAGACTGGCTACGCCATTCTCAACATAACCCATTGAAGCAAGACCAGCTCCAATAAAATCGTAAAATTGTGCGTCTCGTATCATAATTGTAATTTTTAATAGTTCAACAATTAGTCCTCAATGCCGAAAGCGGCCTTTGAGTCAGCGCGAAGACGCTCGAATCGTATCATCGGCAGCTGTGCCTCCACGCTTGCGGGAACATCAGTTGCGTCACCCCAGAGTTTACCTGCAATGACGATTCCGACAGAAGCAAAAATGCAGTTGCTCGGAACACGTACGTCATGGCGGGTCAGTCCGTTCACGGTCGCAAGTTTCTCAGCACTGTCGGTACCGTGAATAACTTCGGCGAAATCGCTTTCGTTATCAAAGTGTACCATCGTGCCAGCGGGCAGAACGTCACCCTCATGCAAACCGGCTTGCTCCAAGTTGATCTTACGACCAAAATGGATCATCTTGTCAACATCAATCCAGCACTCGTTGTTGCCGAAAGCCTCACCGCGAGAGCCGCCCATGGTGTTGTCAGTACCTCTTGTATAACCAGGTTTCATAATCGTGTATTAAAAATGTTATCCTGAAAACTTGATTGCCGTGATACCGTCACGGCTCGTCACACTATCGAAGATTATTTCTTCTCTTCTTCGACCTTCGGGAGTTTGCCACGAGCACGGAGCTTTGCCTTATAGGCTTCACGCTTGGCAAGAGCGGCTTTGTCAGTAGTGTCACCGCCAGGCTGCTGCTTGTGCGGCTTCTCGTACTTGATGCCAGCCTTTTTCAGTTCCTCGAAATAGTCTTTCTCGGCCTGATCGGCAAGCTGGGCCACGTCGTGCGTCTCGCCCTCATTGAGAGTAGGGAGCTTCATTCGGCCAAAGACCTGATCGGCAAAGTAATTCTTCACGTCGATCTTCGACTCCTTGAACTTCGCGTTGAACTTGCTACGTACCTCGGCAATGATTTTGTCGTCGGCCTCCTTCTGGTCTTTTTGCTTGAGACTCTTTTTCAGTTCGTCGATTTCGTCCCGCATAGCTTTGATCTTCGGGTCGTCTTCGTCTTCCTCAACCTTTGGAGGGGTCTTGGGAGGAACCTGTGGCGTAGGATGCTTTTTCTTCCAGTCTGTAATCTGGTTGCCTGCTTCCTTAGCAACGTTGCCGTTCATTCGGAGCAGACGCTGGGCAATCCGTTTGCAACATGCTTCGTCAAAATGAGAATCGTCGGTGATTCCTTCAAGTTCTGCATCCAACTCTGCGTTAATGGTCTCTTCGCTTAGCACTGTGATGCGTGATTCGCCATACTGTGCCTCTACTAATGGTCTGAGTGATTCTCTGTCCATGATGTTCTAATTTCTAAGTTAATATTGATGATTTCAATGTTATCCTTTAGTGGCGGGAAGCGGACTCGAACCGCTGACCTCAAGGCTATGATCCTCGCAAGCTACCAACTGCTCCATCCCGCGATATTGCGCCCCACACTTGGGGCTAAAATTTAA